TCAATACCAAGACTCAACGCAACCGCTTTCAGTTTCGCTTGACTCAGGTCATAACCCAATCTACGCAATGGTTCGAGTTCGCCCGAAATACCACTCTGTAATTTCTGCATAGCATCATCTACAGAGATATTGAAGAAGGAACTCAGGTCATAACCAAGTTGTGTAAGCTGTTGGCTCATGGTAGCGGCTCTATCTCCCGCCACACCAAAGCCTGTAGCTAAAGTCATGAACACGCCTTGATTACGCATCCATATGCTTGGGTCAATACCCATAAGTTCTCCAACCCGTTCCGCATATCGTTGTGCAGCATTCGCATATTCACCCATAGAAGCGTTGAACAGGTTTAGGTTCTCGATATATTCATTCGACTGGTTAATCCAAGACGCAATAACCCTTGCGATACTCCTGACCGCTGTAATAGCCATCCTGAGTCGAGCATACAGGTTAATATAGGACGAAGCTGCTTGATTATTGGACGTACTCAGTCTATTCGTACTTGTGATAAGCTGTTGAATCCTCTGAGGGAATGCCGCAAACCCGCTCGAAATTGCATTCATCTGAGTAGCAAGCGGTTGGAGAGCGGATGCTAACTGAGTGATTTTGTCTCTGAAAGAAGCCATGTCCACAGAATTGAGATTTCTCACTAACTCAGGAATCTTGTTCAACTGAGTAATCGTGGAACTCAGATTACTCTTTTCAATCGTGGACAAGGGGACAAGAGCTTCCGCAAGATTGCCGAACACCGACAAGTCAATGCCCTGTAACTGTTCCGCAGCAATACCAAGGTCTATCACTTGCTTTGCAATCGTAGAGGAAATCTTAATGTCCTGAATACTTGCCAGAGAACTTACCGCATTCGCCAATTCCGCGATTCTGCTAAGTTCAGTAATATTGATTCCCTTTACGGCATTTGCGATAGACGAAATCCCCGTACCAATGGTCGAGGAAATCTTAATATCACCAAGGCTCGAAAGAGAAGAAAGGGCGGGGGCAATCTCACCAAGCAAAATTACGCCGTCAATGTCCAGATTCTTTGTGGCATTACCAATCTCAGAAATAGACGTGGCAATGGTTGAAGAAATTTTCAAGCCCTGCAAGGACTTCAATCCCTGTAGACCATTAACCAAATCGTTCAGATGGTTAATACTCAACGAGTCAATGCTATTCAAGCCCGAACCGAGCTTGTTCATCTGGTTGACAACTGCTGTGAGACCAACCCCGCCCTTCGTAGCGGCTTTGAGTTTTCCCAGAGAGTTAGACAGCGCATCAAGTCCGCTTTGTGCCGACTGAGAACTCGATTGAAGTTGTAACTCCAATGACTCTATCGTTGCAGACATTCACGCTCACTTCCTCTCCGCATGTATTACGCTTTCGCACCGAAGCGTTTGTTGTTCGATAGCATGAACGCTTCCATATAACGTATTCCCTTTTCCCGCTCTTTTTTGACTTTCTCTATCCGTTCTTTCTCACGTTGCTTATCGGTAAGAGAGTACGGGGCAGTAGCATAAGGACGGGGCCTCGTTCCCTTTTTGGCAAAAGCATGGATGATAGGAGCTACATCACATAAGGCTTCGTATATATACATACCTTGCAACCATAACTCCTGATTCCGTTGCTCATTTCTGAGTTCTTCTGCCTTTCGATAGTAAATCGGTAAGGTCGGGTCTCCATCCCAGAACTGCTCGAATGTCATACCTATCGAGAGGTAATAAGGAAGCACCTCATAGAATCGTTCGGTGTAAGTGGTGGCGGGAGCGGGTTGACCGCCCCCGCTATCATCAGTTGACGGTAAGCCACTTACCAACTTGCCGTCCAGTTCACGTTTCCCTCGTGTTCGTCAGGCTCATCTACAAGCGCCATAATCGGTTCGTTGTACATCTCAGCCAACTTGCCGATAAGCTCCTGCTTATTGCCGAGCTTGGAATAGATTTCATCAATCAAGTCCTGCTTGACGAACCGATGATTGGCGAGAAACGCACCCGCAAAGAGAGCAGGAAGGGTGGTCATAGGCTTGTCCTTCACATCGGACGCGACAAACCCATTACGCTCCATCTGTTCAACGCTCTTGCGAGTATACTCCAGCACGTACTCTTTGCCATTCACATCGGGATAGGTAAACCGCAACTGCTTATTCATGATTTATTCCTCCATTTTTCGATTTAAGATTTCGATTCGTTGGTTACGCTTCGGTATCGACCGTAATAGCAGTAGACGGAGCAATGTTGATTTGCATATCAACGACCTCATTCACACCGCCGCCGACAGGATACACCGAAAGATAACCCTTAAACGAGAACTTACCGTCCGTGCCAGTAGGCGTAACCACCCCGCCCGTTTCCGTACCGCCAAACCATACGGCAAACTCCGTTTCTGCACCTTCAAGAGCTTTGAGAGCGGCGAAATCGGTCTTATTGTAATTCGAGGTAAATTCAAGAGCGTCGTTACTCTGAATACCGGGAATATACGTCTGCATTTTGTCGGAAAGAGTGGTAGTTTCCAACATTTCAGGCGCACCACCAAGATCGGGGAAATCCTTAATGTCCACCAACTTCGCGTAGGTCGATTCAGACTTCTTCATGAGGAAAATCTTATACGTGCTAATCGCTGCCATGTTTCTTACCTCCTATAGATTTGATTGTCCTTAGAAATAACCGCTCTATATCTTCCAAGGATTCTATAAATCGTTGCTTCCTCCAAGTTTGGGATTGGATTTAGCATCATTCTACTGAACCCAAGAGTAGCCATAGCGCCGTCAATAACGCCCATAATGTTTTTGCATTCCGTTTTCTTTCCAACGGCTCTGTTCGAGTAGACATTCACCTCGTACATAACCGAGACATGGTTTTCAACGGAATCTGTAGTCTGTGTCCTCATCAGAGGAACATTGTCCATTTCGATGAGAGAGACACAAGGGAAAGAGGGAGGTGCTTTGACATACTCACCTGTCATAAAAACATCAGGATAAGCCGCCCTGACCGCGCCAGCGACTATGTTGAAAATTTCTGACTCGATGTTTATCATCAGTTAAACACCTCCCTCGCAATGTCTACTATATCTGCGCAAACGCTCATCAAAGCGTTGTACATCGGCATGGAAGCGGGAGCGCCGTGAGTCAACTTCAATTCGCCATCTTGGTAGAAGCCCCAAACATTTTTCGCACCAAGTCCCTTTCCATAACCGCCTATTGTCATACCGAGTTCAGCGCCTTTAGGATGAGGAGATGTCCCAACGCTTCCATTATGGTACACGCCAGCACCAAACTCGCACCAAATGGCATCCTCGCCATTCGCAATCACGAGACTCACGTTATCTCGTTCGTCAATGGTCACATCGACATTGGCGATTCTCGCTCCACCTGAATTGGGAAGTAAATCATCTACAATAGCCGATGCAAAACCACTTCGCGCTTGCTCTGCAATTCTCTCAGTTACAAGCCGTCTAAGTAAGTCCATTTTACGAATGGTCTCACGCTTGTACTGCTCTATCTCCTTAATCGCCTTGTCAATGCTATGGGGGTCAAGAGAGTATCGGATAATCTTCTTACCCATTGCGTACATTCACCTTACTTACGGCAATCGCAACACTGTTCAAACTTCGAGCTACACGCTTAACCACATAGTCATGAGGAGAGAATTGCCCGTTATCACCGATGATAGTGCCACCAAGCGTTATTCCAAGATTCTCACCCTCCTCCTGTTCAGTCACAACATCGGGAGTGCAGTCAATCCACAGGATGGTATACTCATCAATCGGAGTATTTGGGTCATCCATAATCAGAATCTTGTCGTAGATTTCGCTACCACCGAAAAGCTGGGTCACAGTCACACCACTAGCAGGAGAGATGTTCGCTTCGCAGGGAATCGGGTTGCTGTAAATCAACCGATACTCGCCCGTATTGATGTTGTTCCCGTACTCATCGACCTCGTAGATAAGCTGCCTTTCAACAAAGGTGGCGTAGTGAAAACTTGTCTGATTCCGCTTCAAGCATCTCATCACATCACCCTCACAATCGGAATAACATGAGAACGTATGTACGCAATCATGTCTTCATATTTGAAGGAGCGGGAAATGCCGTTCTCAGAATGACTCAATTGATTCTCCGCGCCACTTTGCGAATACCCTGCGACCACGGCAAAAATCTGAGTTATCTCATATTCAACAGGAACACTCGTCGGAGCATTCTCGGAATAGGAATACCGCCAAGCCAAAATTTCCTTTTCCGAAGCGGAAAGGTAGACCGTAAGACGCTCATCTTCCGAATCATCCATTATGAGAATGGATTTGAGCATTGCCAATTTCTCAGCGTTAGTCATCACGGTCTACCTCCCTTCATTCCTTTGGCTTGGGCTGTCGAGTGCGCTTCGGGGCTTCGGTAGTAGGTTCTCGTACTGTCTCCTCGGTAGGGGCTTTCTGCTCCTCAGAAGGTTCGATAATCAAACCGACCACTAGCCCGTTGGGAGTCAGTTTCTCACCCATTTAGCTACCTCCTTCGACTTCGGCGGTTGTTGCAACACACACATTCGAGTAAACGGTTGCAGTCCAGCCGCCCTTGGTGTTGACTATCTTGCACCTGTACTTGCCCTTGTCAGTAGCATCATCCCAAGACGCAATGGTCAAGGTTCCAGACGTAGCACCGGAAACATTCGAGAAAGTATTGCCGTCCAAGGCGGCTTTCTCCCATTGATAGGTGATGGTCTGTCCTTCGATGACCTTTACCTCAACTTTCAAGGTAAACTCAGCTTCTGCGGTGACAACTTCGATGGAATCAATATCGAGTGTAATTGCAGGGTAGGTTGGCAACCCACCCGCAACTACGTCAATCATGCTCACAAGCTGATTGAAATTGACTTCCGCATCATTCGGATGAAATTCCCTTCGATAAACAGGAATTGCAGGTCTCTCAGCCATTTACGCCACCTCCCATTAAGCCAGAGCAGTTGCGCCACGGTGCATGTAGATGCCCTTCACCTTGTTATCATAGACGAACGTATCGTGATAGACACGATAGTCAAACTTCCAAGCGTCGGCTTGCTGATACTGCTCAGGCGTAAAGATTCTCGGCAAAACATGTTTCACAACCTTCGTCAACGCAGAGGGATGAACGATCATGAAGTTGATGTTGTAGCCGGTAGTAGGAGTACCGATGTATCCACCAGCGGTCTGCCCGTCAGTAATGCCATCGTAAAGAGTGATAGCTGTGTAGAAGCGAGTCTGCGGCACACGCACAAGTCGCATACCATCGTAACTCTCAACCTCGCGATTGATGCCCAGCACATCATTCTGAACAGTACGATCAATCTTGGCACGAAGACCCGCATATGCCGTTTCAGAAATGAACAGAATGCGCCCCTCGTAAGGAACTTCGTTTTCATTCATATCCTTTTCGGCAATGTCAATCAGCGAAGCAACGTCGGTAGTACCGATAGTAACGTCACCGTTAGCACCCAGAATGCCAGAAACACCCGCCAGCTTGGCAAAGGTATATGCGTCGATCTCAGGTGCAACCTTCGTGCGAATGAACTCACCTGCGAGAGTACCGAAAGCCATTCCGATAGTCTCCTCGTTGTCCATCCGGTCAATCACGAATGCCCGACCGCGATCTTTCGTGAGCATCAGGGTCTCCCAAGTCCCGGTGACATCACCCGTAACAAAACCCGTAGAGCGGTTGTAATTGCCCATGCCATCCATAGAGGTCTTAAAGACCTTAATGGCATTGCCGTTCAGGATTTGAACCTTAGTGGCATCAAGGAGGGCAGTCCGAGAACTTACCTTATATACTTCGTCCAGAAGCGGCAGATAAGTCTGCGCGAGAGCAATGTTATTAGCCATATTTAATACCTCCTATTTCTTATCATTTCAAAGGCGGCAGACCGAAACTGGCTCTCAGTTCTGCCATCTCCTTTTGCTGTTTGGCATCCACACCGGGGTCAGTACCAGCAGGAGGAACAGGCGTTTCTTTAAGGATTTTCACCCGCACCGCTTTTTCCATGTTCGCGCTGTATTTCTTCATAACGGAAAACACGGTGTCCATATCCCCGTCTACCATTGCGGTAGCGGCTTCCTCAGCCATTTGCTCATCGTAACCCTGCGAGAGATAAGAAGCCTTATAGCTGTTCAACGTCTTTTCCTTACGGAGAGTTTCAAGCTCATTTTTCATAGCTTCCTCTGCCGCAAGTCTATCGACTTCTCGCTGCTCATCCTCAGTCATCTTGCTCTTTAGCTGCTTCTTCATCGCAGCAAGTTCGCTACTGACTTTATCGAACTGAGCTTTCGGGATGTAGCCATTCAGCTTACTCGTAGGGGTAGGAGCCGGGGGAGTGTCTTTAGGGGGAGCGGGTTGAGGGTCAGTAGGCGGGTCAACATTTTCAAGCAGAGCCAACTTCTCAGCATCCGTCATATCTTCCCGATAGCCCTCAAATTTAGTCCAATCAATAGCCATAGTACCTCCTTGCGTTTGCTTAAAGTCTGTTCTCTCAGACTGAATCATTTTGCGTTTGATGAAGCGGTTCTCTCCGCTTTGAGTTTGATTAACCTCGCTTCTCTGCGAGGATTAAAACGGAGAATTACTCCGATTCAACCGTAACTTCTTTCGTGACCTGTGGTTCTTGATAATCCCACTTTTTCAGGAAAGGCTTACTCTGAGTGGAAACATCCATCGGGTCATTGAACAGCCCACTTGTCGCAATAGCCACGTCAGGAGCAAGACCCGCTTTGAGCATGTGCAGTAAACTTTGCGTCTTGGTAAGAAGATTGTCATGCTGCCTACGAGTGAACTTACATTCAACTTCCGAAAGCGACAGCGAGACGTTCTTAACGCCACGAATAATCCTCAAAACAAGCCGTAGGAACTGCTTTTCAGACCGCTTGAACAAGAGTTCCGTGTCTCTCGCTCTCGCTTCGCATTGACTCCATCCATCTCTGAGGAATACCGCAGCACCAGTATCGGACGTAGATTTACCACCCTTTGTCGTAGTTGGCATTCCGCAAATAACAAGAACTTGGTCATACAGATAATCGACAAGCGTCTGTACCTGCGTCTGATTTAGTTCCTGAGAGACAATATCCACATCGCTATCCATGCCCTGAATCGACTTGATGACGATAGCGCCCATTTCACGGAGTTTAGCAACGGTGGTATCTTCAATCTCGCAGTTCTTAAATTTCAAGAAGCTCTGAACGAACTGCTCAATACCATCCACACGGTTGCTCACAATGGTATTTATAGCATCCAATAGAGGAATGGCAGGTTCAAACGAACCAAGTCTGCTCATGTTCAAGCGATATTCAAAAATCGGAATATCCCCAAGCGCATGACTTTCCCACTTGCGAATGACTCCATCAACGACCTCAAAATAGGTAGTGGGGGTATATCCGCAGCACACCATTTCAAGGCTCTTATCCTCACGTTCTCTGAAAACCTGTCTGACTGCCATCATCCTGCGATGACCAAAACCCGCATGATAGACCACAAATGTAGTTCGCGGGTCAGGTGTATCGAGTTCAAACGGCGAATCATCAGCTTCATTTCCTGCCGTCTTATCAGGAAGAACCATTCGATACCCGACACCACATACAGCCATCCATGTAGCCATATCTTTGTCATGACTTGCCTTATCTTCGTAGAACATATAATCGTTCAGAAGATTGATTTCAGTCGAGGTATTCTCTCTATCTCCACGCCTGACATATGTAACAGGCTCACCGAGGAAATAGCCGCTCGTAAACTGGGTAATCTCAGCGGCATGATTTTCAACAATCTTATTGCAAATTTCAGGGCGAATCTTCTTCACACGAGTAAGAATCGGCTGTTCGCCCTTCATGTATCTATAGAGATAGTCAATCTGAAAGGCGTTTACGTTATGAATAGCCAATGCTTTATTGAGTACATCGACTACATTAGACTGAGTGATTTCATCGACAGGCGTTGTGATTTCAATTCGCCCAAATAAAGGATTTTCGATAGAGATTTGCTCATCATTCGGCATACTGACTACCTCCTTTCACAAAGAATAAAGCGCATGATGTTCGAGGACTAAACCTCTCGCAATCATGCGCTCATAGCTCTGCTATTCCATATCACATTATACCGGAATATAGAGCTATTGTCAACAGAAAACTCTAAATTTCAGGTCTATAAGAACAAAATTTACATCAGAACGGACGGCGAATCACCTGCACACTCGCCCCGCCGAAGTTTTCAGCGTACTCCGCGAGTTGAGCAAAGGCATCGGGAACATCGTCATGCTTGTTTTTCCCCGCCGTGGTGTAGGCGCACAGCTTTCCGACCGCCCTTTTATACGCCCTGTCGCTCACGGTATCGTCCTTGAATAGGCAATGCTCCTTGACCCACGGCGAATTGACCAAAATCTTCGTCTCCTTGTTAGAGGTCGTATACTTGGTCTCGATCTTCGTGATACCGCCCCTGTCTTTCACGCCCTGCTGAACCGTCTGGGCTACCCGGCCACCCGCAGAATTGCTCTCGAAGCAACTCATTTTCACCCGATGACGGATGAGAATGTCGATCAAAAGCGCGTCCACGATTTCAGGGTTACTATTGTCACACAGGATTTCCTCGATATAATATTTCTCCCCGTACTTATAGGCAATCGGCATGACGCAATCGTCCGACCCTCTGTCCTTGGTGTCGCATACGGAGATAATCGCATCGGGTTCTCCATCGGGCAGGGTAAAATACCGTTGAAGCTCGTCAGCCACATACAATAGACCCTCGCGCTCAATGGGTTGATTCATGTACAATGCTCTCCAATTCACATCGTCCATGATTTCCCGCTGTTCACGATAGAACTTGGTAGAGAAGCCGACCCCGTAGGGGTAGTGAAAATTGCTCTCGTCCTTCTCATTCATAGCAGAGAGGGCAATGAATCGCGCTCGTGGGTCTCCCTCGTATTCTTCCTCCAACCGTCCAATCACATCATGGACAGACCAACGGGTAGCGATATGAAGCTCTCGACAGGAATCGCCAATCTTTCTCTGTCGAAGGTCGGTGGTATAGGTCTCCCACAGCTTGTCCAGCCGTTCCTTGCTCATGGCAACCTCGATACCGCTTACAAGGTCATCGCAGTAGAGCAGGGTCGCAGCTCGATAAAGACCCGCATTGCCCGTACCGATAGAAGTGAACTCCAAGGTCTCGAAACGTTTCCGCGAACCGAGGTCGATTCGGCAATCCTTGGCATTGGTGTTGGACACCTGAACCCCCGGAAACGCTTCGCTCCACAGGTATTCGCCATGCGGGTCGAAGATTCGCAGACATTCGTCATACGTTCCCCGCACGAAGCTGTTGGAGTGCGAACCCGTTAGCATCGGCGCATCGGGGAACTTCCCGCCGAGCCATGTCAGGAAGAAAATCGCCAAGGTCGTTTTCCCGGTGCCGGGTGGCATACTGATTCCCAAAATGTCGAGAACCCCGTCTGCCAAATCCTGCAAGGAATCCACCAACTGTTTCAGCACCGTGCGCCGAGGAACATAGAACTTCTTTTTCGGCTCTCTATTCCATTCCGTGAACAAAAGGTAGCTGTCGAAGTCATACGGGGAAGCCGTCTGTAAGGTACGCCGATGCAGACCCATGAACTCTCTTGCCAAAGGCAAGTCTGTTCCTGCCAATCGGGGGATAATCCCATTCAGCCTGTCGGACAGCCATTTCAGGTTCTTGACCCCAAAGGACAAATCGGTTTTCAGAGCTTCCCGATTCACGGCGAAGAAATCCTCATATCCGACCCGTTTGAAAGGCTCTTTTTGTATTTTTTCCGCAATTCTGCCACTCAAATCATAGAAATCTGCCATTTCCATCCCTCCTAACGAAAAAGCGCATGACTACGATTTCTCGCAATCATGCGCTACTATAACTTATAGATTATAACCCGCTCGTGTTATCCGAATTATATTTTTCGTCTCGTTGTCGTGCTTCGTAGTATTCTTGCAAATACTCTAATTGCTCAACAGCGTCCGTTTTAGCATATTCGATTGTCAACTCACAACTACTTAATGTGTTATCATCTATTCTATATTTCACATACAAAAGAAGTGATGTTCCGTTATCTCCTTCCCACAATGAATAATGTTTTCGTCCTTTACTATCCCATCCGAACTTTTCAGATTCTTCGCGCAATGGTTTCCCGTATAACCATACGAGTTTGTCACATAAATCGTCATAGGCACTTTCGTAATCGTCTGGCCTTAGCGTATACTTTCCACTTATAAAACAGGCATGTTCTTTATCCCGAAATACCTCGCCGTTCTCTATACCATACATGAATTGCACTTCCATATATGTCAACTTGTAACCCGCTACATCCTCGAATGGACAGATCATGTATGGGTGCAAACAAAACCCTGCGTCATCATATATTTCCCAATCGTCAAAGACAGCAGTTCCAAAACCCTTTATCTCATTACCCCACGAATCAAATAGCCATTTCCAGTTTTCAGCGGTTTTCTCTGTGGTTTCGGCATCGGAGATACCGAGTTCCGAAAATACCTCGTCAATCGAACTAAGCCAAGGCAGGTCTCTAAACAAGATTTCTTCGGCATTTGCACGAACGCACAGCGTCAACAAAAGAGTGACGATTACCAAAACTCGTCTCACCACCAACACCTCCCTAAATCAAACCCATCGCTTGCCATTGCTCCATCGCTCGTCTCTTATTATTTCCAATTTTCGGAAAAGTCAATGCTTGTTTCGGAGATAAACCATAATTCTTGATACGTTTGTAGGCACAAGCATAACTTATACCATACTCATGACACCACTCTCGGCATGGCTTGGTTACACCATCAATCGTCCATGATTTCAACGGTATTACTTCACTATCGGTTCTGGGACGAGCAAATTCTTCTGACTTTGATACATACTCACCATCTTTATCCCACAACATCAAATCCAGTAACAAACCGCGAAACGAACCAACAACAGCCGAGACCTCTCGTTTCGTACCACAATACTCTGTCCACATTCGCACAACATGTTCAGAAAAACGTGATATAGAAGCAGGGTCTTGAATCAAGTTCTCAAAGGATTCGGTTTCTTCGACCGTCATCATTTCGTCTTTATTGCAAATCCGATGACCGAATGAACATGCTGTCTGAATCAAGCATCTCTCAATTCGCAAAGCTACCGAATCGCTGACGTTTTGTGCAAAGAGGAAAACTTTAATGGGTCTCAATGCCTTTTCAAGGAACTCTGCCGACCGTCCACTTTGCGTAACATTGATGACACGTTCGATTCCACCTTTGCCGATGTAGAACAATTCGCCATTTCGATTTACCCAAGCGTAGACATGCTTGTTGCCAGAAGAAAATGGGTCTGCCGAGAAATCCGTAACGTGAGTAACGTCTACATTGTATTTCTCAACAATATTGTCGAACACCGTATCGCTCATATCAATCATCCTCTGTCAGAATAGGCTCGTGCTGACCTTCGGTGCTGTTCGCACCATACTTATAATGTCCGCGATAGGTTTCCTCATTGGCAAGAATGTTCTGAATCGCAGAATGAAGGAACTCCCCGCCCTTCTTGGTACGATACCCACGCCGATTCAATTCCTGCGCGATACCTACGAGCGTACCACCCTGCTTTCGCAGTTCAAAAACAAGACGCACAATTTCAGCTTCTTGCGGAACAACGACTAACTCACCATCCACGGCCTTGTAACCAATCGGAGGTTTCCCACCCGCATAGCCACCTGTACTCGCCTTGGCTTTACGCCCCATTTCGGTTCGTACCTGAATATTCTCACTTTCCATCTGATTAAAAGAGGACAGAATACCGATCATAGCGCGACCCCACGGGGTTGTGGTGTCGAGAGTTTCATTCAGGCTCACAAGAGCAATATCGTTTTTCAAGAAAACGTCCTCGATGATTGTCATGGTATCGCGTTGCTTGCGGGACAGACGGTCGAGCTTGTAGATAACTACCGCTTCGACTTCGTGATTCTTGATAGCATCGAACATTTCCTGCAAGCCGGGACGATTCATGGTACGACCGCTGATACCGGGGTCGCTAAAAGTACCAACATACTCCCAACCCTTACTCTCAATACCTGCCTTGCACATACGCTCCTGTTCTTCAATAGAATATCCTTCATTAGCTTGCTCTGCCGTGGACACTCTCGTGTAGACGCAAGCCTTTTTCATAGTGAACATTTCTGTCATCCTCCCTTCGCTTACTATTATATCCATTTACAGTAACTTGTCAATAGGTTTTAGTAAATTTTCTTTTTGAATTTTTCGGGTACTTACACCACTCCCTCGGCGGGGGTGGGCAGCTCGCCCCATTCCCCCAGGGGCAGCAAGGCTTTTCCGATTGATCGACAGCCCCAAACAAGGCAAACCCCAAACAAGGCAGGAAATAAGGAACGCTCTGGGGATTGATCGACAGCCCAAACAAGGCAGGAAAACGCCCCAGATTGATCGACAGAAAAATAAATTACAATTTTTCTTGAAAATCTGTAATTGGCGGCTTGACATTTACTATGTCTTGTGTATAATAGTAACTGTAAAAAGCAAGGGAACAAAAACCCTTGACAGGAAAGGAAGGGAACGCAATGCAAGAATACCAATTCCCCAAATCACGACAGCAGCGCGACGTTGAAAACCTCTGTAAATCAATCATGAAAATCATGAGCGACTTGCAAGAGGAACAACAAAACGACTTGCATGAATACGCCTTGCAATTATGGCAGGAACGCAACGACAGCACACACAAAACATGGAATGAAAGGAAGTAAACAAAATGAAGTATGAAGTAATTCCCCAGAACGGACGCAAGAGCTTTTACGGAAAAGCGATTGTAACAGAAGTGAACGGAAACAAGACTTTGACCAGCTACACAACGGACGTTGCAAGGATTGACAAGGAAGGAAATTTTTACAAGCTCTGGGACGGTTATTCAGTAACTACAATGAACCATGTGAACGCCTTTAGAATCATGAACGGATTGAACGCCTTGACGAAAAATGAATGGTTAGAAATTCCCCACGATATAACCCCCATTGGAAAAGGCACAAGCCTATGAAGGAACGCTTTACAGGTAATAAGAACCGATCAAAGAAAGGAAGGTAAAAAGAAATGAAATTCAAGACTACACGCAAGGCGATTGTAAACGGTTCTTCTAACATTGTTTGCGCTGGATATTGTGATCTGTTCCATTTACTTAAAAATCATTCTCCGATTGCATACACATGCGGCGTTTATGGATGGAATTTCGATGTTTACGAAATTGAAGGACTAACAATCTGTACTGGATATCGTGGTATGCCAGGGCGGCGCGCTAACAATATCGGAGAATATGAGAAAAAAGCGCGTTTAATCATGGCAGAATACAGTAAACCCTATGAAGAAAGAACCGCAGCCGTTGAAAAGCTCTTGCATGAATGGATTGCACAAGCCTAAAGAAAGGAAGGTTAGAACAATGAATAAAATGTATTTTTCGGATAATGTGCAGGAAAAACAAGTAACTTTGAAGCGTATACCACGAAACAAGGCAAGGAACGCATATAACAATGGGCTTAACGTTCTGTTTATTCCTGTAAATTGCAATCCGATCAATCATTATTGGAATTTGGGAATATGGGAAAATAAGAGCCTTGACGGACAATATACCACGTTTGAAACGCTCTGTAATGCGTTTGAAGCCTATAATTGCAACAGAGAAACAGGAAAATATATCGCGTTTTATATTCCTGTTAGAACCGTTGACAGGTTCACCGGCGAAAAACCGACAGAGAAAACCCTGGGGACGATTGAACAATACGACTATTCATTTATGGAAGGAAGGTAAAAAGCTATGAAGTATGAAATTCGGCAGCTTGACTGTTATATGTATGACGATGAATGGACCCAAAACACAAGCTATAATTTCGGAACAATGGAAACAAGAGCAAAGAACGAAAAACAAGCCTTTACAAGGTATTTAGCTAACAAGCATGGTATAACCTTCAAACGCAACAGAACGCACATTGAATTTGACGGCGATTGCTATACCATTATCGACAGGAAAACAAAAGAACCTTTGTTTATTGCAATTCCCTTGTATTGATCGACAGAGAAAAGATAGGAGGAAATAACCATGAAGGAATTACAGAAATTTGATATTTATCCGGGCAAGGATTATAAACCGATTAAAACCATTGACAACCGCCACAATTACAAGCGTATTTCCAGGTGGATAACAATCCGTCGAAATTACAGCCCTTGCAAGAATAATCGCTTGTGGGATTATGTTACCGATGAAAACGGTTATAAGCCATATCAAGAACAATTCAACCCGGCAAACGGTTTATTCCTTGATTATTTTCGTTTTAATGGTAGAACATTCGCAATCGAACAAATCATACGCATAGGAAGTATTGCGGATTGCTTAGGGCATTCTTCCGGATATATCGAAAATAAGCAGGAACATTTT